GAAAGCATTGCAGCTTGTAAGGCTCTTTTCACTGGCGAGGCCACTCGCTGCAAGTTGAGAGAAACATTCGATGCACTGCCGGATAAAAGCCGAGGCCTAGTGCTTATTGCAGGTGGTTTGCCTGCTAGAGATTACCAACGCGCTTTTGAGTCGTTTAACGACTTAGAGCTGCAAAAAATTCGAAGCGGAATGCAGTACCTAAAAGATTTGATTGTCGGCTTCGACAATGACTTGGGTGATGTGCGTCGCCTCAAGCATTATCAATTCAGTAGTACCCATTAATACTCCAAGCCTTTGCCCCTGTAACAGGGGGCTTTTTTTTCGTCTTAGCGTAGGAGCATGGAAGATGAATGACCTAGAACAAGCCAATAAAATCTTGGCTCGAGCCGAAAGCGTTTTAGAACAATCAACGCAGAATTTAGAAAAGTCACAGACATTCAATGAACTGATGGTGGAACAAAACCGCCGTCTTTCATTTGCGCTGTCTAATCTGTTGCCAAAGCCATATGTAATAAGTCCTAACCCATGCGAAGAGAAACAGCTTACTGAATTAGCAAAAGCCATGAAATCAGGTGCTTTTGAAGTAATTGCAGAAGAATTAGCAGAGAACTTTAAGCAAAGAGAAGCCTTTGACATCGTTCACTCTATCAATGTGTTAGCAATGGCTAACACGGACATATTAAACATCAATACCCAATTCCGTGGCTGCAGCAATCTATTCATTGTTCGTGTTCGCCCACTGTCGGTGGCATCACCAGATGGTGATGAATACTCACTTTCACCAGTTGTCTACCGTGAAGAAGTCAGCCTTGTTGATGGATTCTATGTTGGTTGTCCAACCGGTGATTGCCCAATTCAGCGTCTTTTAAGAGTCGAAAGCGAAGTCACTGAACTGATCATTGAAGCCCGTGAAGAAGCCGAAGCAAAAGCAGAGGTGGAAGCATGAGCAATATCTACGAACATCTATTCAACCAGTCATTTGAACAGATTGCCGCACGCTTTGAAATAAGCAGCATAGCGCAGCAAGAAGAAATTGTGATTCAGCTTGATGCTATTGCTAAAAAGTTAGCTCCTGTTCAAACACACCGCCCATTAGAGGACGTTTTAGCTGATATCAAAGAAGCAATGCAGGGTGATCGTGCAAGCGTGTTCTTCGCTCATACCTATGTGAGTTGGTACCGCTCTTATCAAAACGAGAGCGCCAAGCCACAGCTACACCATTGGTCACAGCTAGATATGAAAAACCGCAGCCTGTTTGTTGAAATGCTTGCCTTGCGTGATCTTGGCCGTTGGGACGATGAAGCACTTTATAAATTCGAACAGTACTGCTTGTCAGTCATTGGTAAGTAAGGGGTAAGTCATGAGTTCAACTACCGGAAGAGTGCAACCTCGTGAGCTGTACCCAACACCGCCAGAAGTTGTCGACGCATTGCTATCAAAGTTAACCGTTCGCTCAACCGACAAGTTTTTAGAACCTTGCTACGGTACTGGCGCAATCTTCGACAAGATAACTTTGCCAAAAAGCCAAAAGTCATTTGCTGAAATCGAAAAAGGCATTGATTACCTAACTACTGATTTCGGTACGCAAGATGTGATCATTACTAATCCTCCGTTTTCACTAACGGAGGAATTCATTCGCAAAAGCCTAAGTGAGTTAGCCCCAGACGGGACCATGGCATACCTACAGCGTGTTAACTATTTAGGCTCTAAAAAGCGCCTTTCTTTCTGGTTTGAAATTGGCTTTCCGCCAAAGTGCCCAATCATCGTTCCTCGCCCTCGTTTTGTTGGCGGTGGTTCAGATTCGTGTGAATACGCTTGGTTTATCTGGGATAACGGCAACCGCTTCGATATTCCTCAAGGGCTAAGCCATATCGTTTCAGTTGGTCATGAGGTGGCGGCATGAACGAGCCACTAATTACCTTGGATGATTTAATTGAAAGCTTTGAACAAGAATGCTGCCGTAAATTTGGAAGTCTGAGTTTGGTGAAAGAGCTTATGTCAGCAGTGAGGAGAGGCAGGGATTTGAGTGATTGGGGTTACTTTGCTTGTTTAAGAGCCACCGTATTGTCTGATGGCACTTTTAATGACGCTATAAGAATATTTCGTCTTCATCGTCATAATGCGGTTCAGGCTCGAAACCGTAGATCGCAGCGTACGGAGAAGCGCTCGGGTAACCTTGTTGCAGATTGACAAGGTTCCAATCTTCCATTTCTTCGTTCAGGTCTTCTAAAGCCTCTTGACCGAAGACTGTTATGGAACGGTACTGGCTTTGAGCTTTATCTGATAGTAGAGCCACCTTGAGTTCAGGTAGGTGCTCGTTTGATTCATAGCTTTCAACGAATGAAACAATTGCATCGTCAAAGTCCAGTTTTAGTTCTGGTTTAAATAGTTTTGTTTTCATTAGCCAACTCTTCGTTAAGTGCGTTGAGACTGAGATTAACACATTGAAATCATTAATCGAACCAACTGAAATTGACCTATACGATTTTCCATGGCAAGCCCCTTTAACTGAGGTTGAAGCGGGCTGCTTTGGTTCACGTCGATACAACACAATCATTGAACCTGATGATCTTAGTGTCCTGGAACGTAAGCTATTTGATGCTAACCCAGACGATTTCGAGTGGGCGAAAGATAAGATTAAAGACCTGCCGGATTACCTAACCAGGTACTTCGTGACTCGTTACATTTCAGTTTTCGAAAAGAAAAGCAGAAGAGAAGCGAACATCTTTTTGCGTGAGCGCATGGGGCCTGCTGCAGAGCGTGCGCTTATGGTTTTACGTAAATACAAAAAACTACCTACAACTCAAAAGGTTTCTTTGCTTAGTGAAGAGTTTAGTGACACTGAGCAAAGCGACTTTGCTAACAATAAGCAAGCATACTTTGATTTTGACAAGGTAGAGCGCAATCGTAAGCCAGTAAAAAGTCGATTACTTGCAGAGCTTGAGCCATCTGAACTTAAAGAGATGGCTTTTAAAATCTCTGTCATTGTTGATCGCTTTCTTCGATTGGAAAGCGACAAGTATCACGCCAAGACAGAGCTTGGTACCACCATGGCGGTGGTGTTCACCTATGAGCAAGTTGCTAAGTTCGTATCCAACACTTTTGGTGTTAAGTCTCCTCGCAAGTACAAAGAGCAATCTGAGTTATCTGCACTGCAAGACATTTCAAAGCTGATCAGCGAGAAGTGGTGGTGTGGCCGTCTTAATAAAATCCGCAAAATCATGCGTGAGCACCTAGCCATTGCAATGGGTCAAGTCTCTTCTAAGGCTTCGCCGTATGCGTCTTGGGATTGTGTTCGTGAACACCAGGAGCAGCAAACAGCGAACTATGAATACATTAAACAGTGTCAGCTTTTAGATGAAGAAACAGGTGAAGAAGCTGATCTATGGGATATGGTCAAAAAGAGTGTGGCTAACCCTGCGATTCGTCGTCACGAATTAATGGTTCGTTGCCGTGGTTGTGAAGACATTGGCAGCGAGCTGGGCTTACAAGGCTTGTTCCTAACGCTGACCACGCCAGCTAAATATCACAACTCATACAAGAAAGGCGGTTTCATTGGTCACTGGAACGGCGCTAGTCCACGTGATGCACAAACGTACTTAAACAATGTATGGCAACGAATCCGCGCCAAGTTAGGTCGTAAAGAAATCCGTTGGTTTGGTGTTCGCGTTGCAGAGCCGCATCATGATGGCACACCACACTGGCATTTGCTTATCTGGGTTAAGCCAGAAGACAAAGAGGCAGTTACAGAAATATTTGTCGATTACGCAACGAAAGAAGACAAGCATGAGCTATTTGATAAACAAGGTAAGTTTGATCACTCGGCTCGTTGTGATGTAGGAGAAATTGACCCAGAGAAAGGCACAGCAACAGGCTATATCGCTAAATACATTTCCAAAAACATCGACGGTTTCGCGATGGATGATGAAGTATCCGACGAAACTGGCAAGTCAGTTAAAGACATGGCGAAAAACGTTAGTGCTTGGAAAAGCCGTTGGAACATTCGTCAATTTCAGTTCTTTGGTGGTGCGCCGGTTACGACTTACCGTGAATTACGCCGCTTTGCTAACCAGAACAAAAAAGCGTTTATGGAATACCTCTTCATGCAAGAGCGTGTCGACCTACTCACTATTTACTCGATGCTACAGCGTGATCTTGTTGGGCCTATTAAGCCTAGCAAGCTGATCACCAATGAAGAGTTGATGAAGGTGATCGGTGATAGCTACCAGGCACGCACCAAGTCAGAAGATGCAAGCATCACAGACACTTTAAAAGCTGCCGATCATGGTAACTGGAAAGGTTATATCATGGGGCAAGGTGGCCCATTCGTTAAGCGTGAAGATTTGCTGATCGTGAACTCTTATGAGGTTTTGCCGTTTGCTTCACCACATGGGGAAGACGTTCGTAAAATAGAAGGTTTCGCGACACCAGAAGAAACCATCAAAACTCGCATCAAAGTTTGGACGATTCAGAAGAAATCAAAGGTTAACGATGAAGCTAAAGCGTGCGATCTTGGGAGCGAAGCGACCGCTTTTGGAGCCTCTGGCTCCTCTCGGAGTTCTGTCAATAACTGTACGGAGCCAGAGAAAGTACAGGTCTGCGATCAGCTAACCCGATTATTAGACCCTGCTAATAAACGAGAGAATAAATCACCAAATATTGATAAAGCGGCACTGGCCGCATTGCTAAAAGGCAGTTCAATTCGCATCGACAGTGAAAGAAGTTTGCAAATCCGCCCTGAGGAGCTGGACGAACGCGGCAATATTCGCCCAGCACAACTGGTTGAAGTGACTTGCATACCTGCAGAAGACCGCAGTTGGATAAATTTCGAAGGTTGGGGCAGCGTATTTGCTCTGCCTGAAACCAAAGAATATCAACAACCGGACTTATTGTTTTTCCCTGAGATGGCAGACGACTGGCCGCTAGCGTAGGAGCGCTAACAGTTTGATTGATGTCACAAAATGAAATTAAAAGCTGAGATCAAATGAAAGTGGTTCGTATTGGTGGCTTCGCAAAAATATGTCGTAGCCTTTTTGCAAACTTGGTAGCTCCTACTTGAGCAAATGGTAAAACATGACACTGAGCTTAATCACGTGCTTTTCGGGGCGTTGACAGCAATCAATAGTTTGCAGACTATAAATACACCCTCCTTCCTCAGACCCCACCTCATTGATTTTTATTTAAGCACAACTGCGTTGATGTATTTCTGATGTTCCCGCAATGAGGAGATTTAAAATGAGTGAAACTGATCTTAAAACAACAGTAGAAACCTGTATAAATATACAGTATATTTCCTACGTGATTGGTAAGGGTATTGATATGTCTGAGAAAAATAACAAAGACACCGCACTGACAGCATTGGAAATCATCGTGGATGGTGCAGCAAGTAGTGAAGCTACGCCAAAGACAAGGCGAGCAGCTGCTTATTTGGCGAGTCTGGTGCTGGCTGATTTGAAAGGTTCATTAGATGCCCAAAAAACAAAAGCCATCTTGAGTATTATCGAGATGGCTTGTGAAGTGGAGAGCACTGCTTTTATATCGAAATAGTTTATAGCATAGAGAGTTGGTGCCTAAGCTGTTGTCGAGTTTCTGGAGGCAACGCTTTGCACAACTCGAAAGCCATTTGGCTAGTGGTTTTTGCTGATGGGCTTAACGTATGGCTATAAGACAAGTTCATCACAAAACTGTGTCCACATTCTGGGTCACTACAACTGCAATACAAATCTGAATGACTGTTAGATAAACGGTTGGATTTTTGAATACGGCTTTTTTCTCCGCACTCAGGGCACAACACTCTCATAATAAATACCTAGCTAATAGACAGAGCTAATTATTATACGTCATCATCTGTATTTTTATACAGTTGCTTGCCTGTTGATAATAGAGCCCTTAGTTCGATGTTATTGTTAGCTCAATCTCGGCTCGATATACATCGAATCAATGATTTTTTGCCATATAGTTTTCGAGTTTTCATCTTCAGAAATCACAAGCAAACTACTAATATCTCCTTCGACCAACGGAGTGTAAATGCTCTCTAGCATAGCGTTTCTATTGTTATAACATTGGTAATTATCAGATGTATTGCTCACGATATCTAAATATAGCGTAGACAAAGCTATCACATCATTTACTGTACTAGTACGTCGTTCCATAGGATCGATTTTCTTCACGCTTTTTACTGAAGGTAAAGTCTCCATATCATCTCCACTAGGATAAAAAATATAGTATCCATTATTTTGCTTGCAAAGTGTTTCGAACTGTGATTCTTCGCTTTTTTTACTTCTGTAGCTAATATTTGCTTCGCTATTTCGAGCCATTTTTGCTTGGAATATGATAGGTGTAAACTTTGGCAAACCGTTGCAATCTCGAGACTCTATTATTAAAGCAAAATCTGCACCGATATGTTTCTCTCGGTTTTTTGTTTGGAAGTCTATTTTGGATATAGAGAAGTGTTCTTTGTTTGCGTTGCTGCTCTCATAATTTTTAGCTACCACAGCTCCTGCGGTGCCGATCATATTTAAGAGCCTCTCTGTCAATGTAATTTCACTTGACGAAGTGTTATTTTCTTTAGCAAAAGATGCTTCGGCAAATAACAAAGAGTTGTACCCAATGCTACGTGATAAAGTGTCATATATGGCAGGGTTAGAGCCGAAAGCGTTGTACAAGATAGAAAACCTATCTTCTTTATCAGAATCATAGGAGGTTCTTTTTTTCGCTGAGTCGATACTTTGAACCCCAATCGTGCTTAAGTTTCTTAAGTTAAAGAACACTTGAATGGTACCTTTCCACCACTCCTGATGCTTGCTGTATGTAGCATCTACAATATCTTTGTGATCCTTCTTATAGATATTATTATTCAGTTCATACAAAGTGCACCAAGATTTGTAATCCAACAAAGCGTTATTTGTATAGCAACACATTTTTAATTCTCCACATAATCGTTATTACCGTTGCTTTAGTAACTGGTCTTAGCGCAACCAAGTTCCGAATAGACCGAGTTAGTTGCGGAAGGTAACAGATAAGGTAAGGCCTGTTAGTGACATCCTTGGCATTTTTTAATGCCAAATATAACGATTCATGTTCTGAAGGGGGAATAGTCATCAACGAATTACAGACATCAAGTAAAGTTGGGAAAACATGACCGAAATCGCACTCCTCCTCACCCGCCTGCGCGCTAAAACGATCAGTTTTTTCGCACTTTTCAAATGACGAAATTTGGGGACTAGGGAAGTCCGCAAGCATGGTCTTAGCCCTTTTGCTATAAAGGGTCTACCATCCTGAAATACTTCGTAGAGGCTCCTATAGAGTGCTTATCAGAATTTCGTTGTGTGAAGAAAATTGAAGAGAATTGAAATTTTGACGATCACAATTGATCTGGTTCTGGGTTGTAAGTTGTTGAATATAAAAGGTTGTTGTGTTTTTGGTCGTAATTTTGGAAGATCGTTTTGGTGTCTGGATGATCTGTTTTGAAGTGGTTCAGCCCTTATTGGAAAAGGGCTGAGCGAAAACTAAAGTACAAATAAAAATTGCAAAAAATTTCACAGAACCTAAGCGGCTTGGTTTTCCAAATCAAACTCCAAATGTAGATGCTTTGGCACTTCTGGGTCGCTGTTTACGGCATCCATAAACATTTGGCACGCAGGAATAACTTCGTTCTTGCAATAGACATAATCAAATTTCACAGGGTCACCACGTGTACCACCATTTGGAATGATAGCAGCCAACTCGACGGGGAAGCGGTGACCAGTGATCACCTCTTGCGCGGTAACATTCTTGATTTTCTCGTATTCATCTTTGGTCGCAATATCACCAACTGGAATAAGTTGAATGCCTTTTTCATTGCCGTTTGGAATGTTGATGAACATTGAGCGGAAGTTGCCTACACCGCGGCTTGAAGCCATCTTCTTCTTTAGGTCATCTTCGTCATCTTTACTTAGGTTCGGGTCTGTCGCATAGAAGATAAAGCCCATGTGCAGACCATTTTTGTAATAGCGACGACGGAACGTGGTGGAGTCCTTGCTTAACAAAGCAGATTGGACGCAGCCTAGGTAATCAGGTCCACCATATACCTGCTGAACAGGGTCGTATTGTTTGATGAAGATAATGTCTTCTTTCTTGTAGCTCTTCTGTTTGTTGTCACGCTCAAGGAAAGCGAAATTGCCGTTTTTGCGCTTGCGTAAATACATGGTTGGAATAGGCCACAGTCCAACGACCTTACCGAAATAGTTTCTCAGTTTGAGTAGGGCAGTATCACCAAATTCTAAGAAATCATGTACCGAAGACTGCATCTGCTGTTTTTGCATCCCCCCTTTGGTGAATCGACCTGCAATCATATTGCGGCGAGCCATGAGTATAGAGCCATGATAAGCATTGGCTCGAGTCAGCTTGTTTAAGCCTGCTCTATCAAGTGGCGGTTCCCAGTAGTCGCCATCTTCGTTGTAATAAAGCTCGTTATAATCGTAGTTAGTGAAATCACGATCCACGATTTCAGGTTCACCAAAGGTGAACATCAAGCTTTCATCTTTTGTGGTTGTTTCGGTTATCTGTTCAGTCATTGGTTAAATCTGCCAGGTTGATTTACGTTTAGCCGTGTGGTCGAGAGGTTCGTTAATACAGGCATGAGAGATAGCCCAAAATGCATCGGCATGGCCGACTAGCTCACTGCGGTCGGCTTTAAAGGTCATCATGCCGCCGCCATTGGTCATTGAGCGCTTGATAGCCATGAAAGCTGCTGGAATATCTTTGATTTCTTTGTCGAACTGAATCCGGCCACCTTCGACGATATCAATCATCTTCATCACCAAGCGGTTCTTATTTTCATTGCTATAGTGGATAGGGTGGGCTTCGCGTGGATACTTCTGATGAATCAGATCCCAAACACCACCGCCGATACCGGTGGTATCAACGCCAAGGTATGTCACATTGTAACGCTTCATCATCTGGTCGATTTGGTT